AAATGCGAAGAAGGGATTGAAGACTCTAGAGCATCCTGGGTAGTAGTGTTGGATCCTGGGTCAAGCTAATACAATACACAAGTTAGCTTGGCCAGAAAGAAAAAAGAAAAAAGCTGCAAGCGCCAAGCTTGACAGGCCATCCCTGAGATGGTAGGATTAATGTATGAAAGGACAATTATGGACACTGAACAACTAAAAAGAATCGCGGATATTCTAGAAGAAATTCTACGAATAATAAAAAAGGATATGGGTATTAAGTGAAAAAATTCACAATAGAAATTAGCCACGCATCTCCTGCGCAGCTGACAACCATCGGCCTGGAGCTCAAGATCATGGCCAACAGCTGGGAGAAGCATGGTCCCCGGATCATGATCAACGGCCAACGGGTTAAAGCTCCAAGCCTCAGGCTAGAGGGCAGCGGCAAGCCGCAAGCTCCAAGCCACAAGCCTCAAAAAGAACACAATCCAATGATATAAAATTTTATGTTAAAGAAAGAAGCGAAAGAGATAACCGGAGGCCTGAGCAAACCATCCAAGATGCCCGGGCCTTCATACAACCTGCCAGCCCCCATGTGCATTACTGGTGCCAAGCTGGCTAAGATAGCCGGCACTGTATGCTATGGCTGTTATGCCCTGAAGGGAAGATATAACTTTTCCAATGTTAAGGCAGCGCTAGCCCGCAGGATAGCGAGCCTTACGCACCGACGCTGGGTCGATGCTATGGTGACCCTGATCACCGGTCATGAGTATTTCAGATGGCACGACTCAGGCGACCTGCAGGGGCCGCACCATCTCAAGAATATATTCGAAGTTTGCAAGCGCACGCCGCGGAGCTGGCACTGGTTGCCAACACGTGAGGCCAAGCTCCTGCAATTCCTAGATCCTGACGTTATACCTAAAAATTTATTGATTAGAGTTTCAGGAACCAAGGTCAACGGACCAGCCCCGAGCTGGTGGCCATGGACCTCGACGGTCTCAACTACAACAAAGACATGTCCCGCGCCTGACCAAGGTGGCAAGTGCCGCAGCTGCCGCGCATGCTGGTCAAGAGATGTAAAAAATGTCACCTACGCAAAACATTAAACAATCTAAACTAATAACCGAGCTCCACGAGCAATGGGCCGTGGCCAATGGATACAGGCCACAAGCTTCAAGCCTCAGGCCCCAAGCTTCTCGAGAAACAAACCACAAGCGTCAAGCCCCAAGCTACAAGCCTCAAGCTTCAAGCCACAAGCGTCAAGCTCTTTAATTTTTGATCCGTGAAAAAGTTTCACGAGCCTCGGACCGAGGGCCTCGGCTAGGATAAAAGTATTCTGTGGATGGGAAAGATGCCACGCAATTTGGTGTGGCGAAAACCTGAGCTTGTACCCTTTTGTAACTTTTAATTCGACAGTGAAAAAGTGGCCAGAATTATTGTACCCCAACAGATCAGGCATGCCAAGTATGCTAATGTTTTCAATCCTATTCCAGATAATTCGTGGGGTATTTTTTTTAAGTTTTTTATATAATTTAGCTTCTGGACCCATGTGCTTTTTGGGGTTACCTTAGTAATCATCTTTAAGCTTATCCGGCAAAAGTAATTTGCTAGCTTTCTGTGTTTTCATCACTAATCGATGAGCAGTATGACCATGATGACCAATGATAGGAGCAGTATGTTCATGCACTTCCATTCGTCTAACCTCACGCAGTTCACCATTTACTTCTACCATGACAATGGCATTGGAAATAGCATTTCCCTGACGAGTACCTGTTGCATTTGCTTCAGTAAATTTACTTAAATATTGTTGAAGGTCTTTGACTAACATTACAGTCCTGCTTTGCGCGCACTATCCATTTTTGTATTTAAGTGGTCGTGCATTTTCTTATTCTCTTTATCTGCCTTTGTTAATCTTTCCTGAAGTGCACCATTTAAATGTTGGTGGGCCTCATTGATGGCAAGAGCATTTGCTAATGCTTCCTCTAACTCTTTAATTCTTTCTTGCGGTTTCATTACCTGATTTATTGGTCTCTTAGTCCTGAGTACATCTCTGTCTTTTCTCAAAGCACCTGTTACACAAACACCTTTTGCAATATGCGTCCCAATAGGTTCTAACTCTTCTTGTTGCTGTTGAGATTCAGTCAAAGGAATCTGCTTAGCTTCCTGGTGCCTATCAGCATCTCTATAGTTTTCTAATTCCCGGTAAGTTTTTTCAGGAAATTCTTTTGCTAATTCATGCATTGTTTTTTCTTTCGGCATGTTGACATTTTATCAATGTAACCTTAAAATGTCAAATATGGGAGTTCCTAAAAGATTAACTGAAATGCAAATGAGGTTCGCCGAATTTATAGTATTCGGAGGACCATCCGGACCTATGACTCAGGGTGAAGCCGCTGTTGAAGCTGGCTATAGCAAAGATAGAGCAAGGCAAGAAGGATATGAGCTCTTAAACCCGAAACTTAGCCCACTCGTCGTGCAGTATGTGGGTAAACTCAAGGAAGAAAGATTTAAAAAATTTGAAGTTAACTATGAAGGTCACGTGGCGGAACTTGCTCGTCTTCGTGAACTAGCTTTGAAGAAAGGTAGCTTTTCCTCTGCAGTAAACGCAGAAACCAATCGAGGGAAGGCAGCAGGACTATACATAGACCGAAAAATAATAAAGCATGGGAAATTAGAAGATATGTCAGAGCAAGAGCTAGAAGCAAAAATGAAACAAATCTTAGACGACTATGCACCAATTTTAAACGTCACCCCACCATCCAATACGCTAACCAATACGAAACCAGATAAGCAGCCAACACCGTTAAAAGAAAAAGCATCCGCACCTATATCTACCGAGGAATTAGAGTTAGACAGTAAATCATTACTACAAAAAATACCACAAGACTAACAGCATATATTGTATCTGGATTCCACACTCTAATCTTCGTCTGGGTCTTCTAATTCGTCAATAGCTTCATCAATTTTAAATAATAGATCATCTTCTTTTTCGTGCAACTTATCTAATTCATCTTTAAATTTGCGAAGCTTTTTAACTGCCTTAATAGTCATTGACTATTTCCTTTTCTTTTTACTTTTAGTTTTCTTTTTTGCTTTTTTCTTTGTTTTTTTCTTTTTAGTAGCCATATTTTTCTCCTTTAATTTGTTGTACTCTTCTTCACTTAACCAGTCAATACCTCTATCCTCACACACTGGGAACTCCGCTTCATCCATTATTTAATCTTAGTCATTTTCTTTACACAAGATCTTGGAATCATAGTTCTATCCCCGAAAGTGATCTCATTCGTATCTGCATCTTTATCATAGGAAGCAAAAACTTTAATTGAATCTTTATCTTCAGAATAGAGCCAACCCTCATTAACTGGACTAGCCAGCTTCATTCTATCAAATTCTTTGTCAGTGGCCCATCCTGAATCCGAAAGAATATCAGCCCACTCTATTCTATACTTAGAATAAGGAATGGATATAGCTGCGGCTCCCGCAACAGTTAGTTTTCTTTTTCTGGTCCTCTTTGGTTTCATAGCCTACCTATATAGAGATCTGAGAAAGTTTTCCACTTTTCTATTTTTCAAAACAAACGCGCGCACCCCTTGCGTTTTATGCGGTTTATTGCATAGTGGACATAAAATAGTGTCCATTAAATCAAACAATGTCTAAAAAATGTCCATACTTTAATCAGTAATACCAATGGTTCTAGTCCATTTGGACACTTTTGACACTTTTTTTGACCCATAAAATAAAAAACTGTTTTGAAAAATATTGTCAGATCTCTATATAGAGATTCTGTGCCTAATTTGTGCCATAATGTCGCCTTAATGTTGCCATCTTTTCAGCAGCAGAAGCGACTTTGCCTAATATCTTATCGATGTCTTCAGTCAGAGCATAGTGCCCTGGAACAACATCCCCTCTCAGAAGAGCATCGATCTGGACCAATGCTTCCTCCTGATCAGCCGTGTAGCGCTTGATCAAGGCCTGAAAGATTCTTTCTCTTATTGTACCTTCGTCTCTCATTTTATCCTCCTTTCCTTATTATGACAGGAGCGGTGAACAAAACCGCCCCTGCTTTCGTATTAACGGATGCTCTTACAGTATTAAAACCATTAGGGAGTCGACACTTACTGTAAAAGCTCACAGAGGCCGCTGCCCCTGATGAATGTGTGTCTATCCCAACTCTAAATTTTGTCTTGCTCAAAGTTTATCTTGCCTTTCTTGGCTTGCTCCTTTGCATCATGTTGTAATTCAAAATACATATCCACTCTTTTTAAAAATTTATGCTTCCAGTCACGTAAATCAACCCCTTTAAACTTGAATTCTTGAAGATATAGGTCAGGAGTGCATACTATTATAATTCCTTGTT